CAATCTTTAGTTTAGTCATGATCAGAATGGCAATGCAGAACCACCAATATCAGGAATAGCTCCGCCAGTTTGACTAGGTAGTTCTGGCATAGAACCACTAACTAAACCAGGAAGTGAACCTGCAACTGCTTCAGTTACTGCCTTTGTAATTTTTCCTCTAGCATCTTCTACCAGTGTATCTTTATTCATATAAAGATATGTTCCACCACCCACAACTGTGAGTGATACTACACCACTGAGAATAGCGATTGCGTTAATAATTTTTTGCATAGTAATTACATTTTGTAAGTGTCATCTTTATCCGAGGTCGTAATCTTAACAGGTGCTTGTTCGATTCTAATTGTTTGTGAAGGAGCAGTTTGTGCTGCCTTCTCAATCAGTCTCTCCATCTGTTCTTTAGTGATACCACCACCATTACCGCCACCATCTCCTGCTTTCTTTGCTGCCTGCACACCAAAAGTAGCTAAAACTCCAGTAAAAACCGAAGCTATGAAAGTTGGATCGAGTTTCTGCTCAGGGATTCCCAAAGCAGGAGGTAGTTTAATATACGCCAGAGTAAGAATACCACCAGACCAGACAAGAATACCAAGACGGACAAAGGTAGAGAGAATTGCAAGTTGTTCTTCCTTATCGTCTGCTGCTTCTTTCAGTTTACCAAGAATACCTTTCTTTTTAGGTTCTTCTTTCTTTACTTCTTCTGACATATCTCCCACATAATACAACAGCTCTATTTATCAAAGACCAGCAGCATCTAGTCTTTCTTTAAGTGTTTCATTCTCTTCTTTCAATTCTTTGATTGCTTCAATGAGTAGAGGAACTAGTTTTTCATACTGTACAGTAATATACTTCTCTCTATCAACAGGAGATGGTTTAACTGCTTCTGGTTGTACTTCCTGAACATCCTGAGCAGATACACCAACCTGTACACAATCATGCTCATCACCTTTCAATCCAGCATCCTGTGCTTCTTGGTTCCAAGTGTATGTAAATCCAGACAATGAATTAACTTTTTCCAGTGCATTTTCAATAGGAGTAATATTTTCCTTCAGTCTAATATCAGAACTGTTCTGTGCAAGGGTGCCAAGAATATTACCACCACCTAATCTATTAACAGAGAAGAGTCTATCGCTATTTTCATTACAGAATCTAATTGATCCATCACCACCATCACTAGTGCTACCATTGTATCTAATAGAAGCATTAGCAGCGTTAGTTTCACCAGAACTATTTCCTTCCCAGAAGTTAATGCGGTACATGTCCTCATCATTATCACTATTCTGAGATTCAAAGTTAATAATAGCTCTAGGGTCTGTGTTAGAAGTTGGTGCGCTAGAAATAAGTCTAAGGAATGGACGCTCTTCTGTAAGTCTTACCTGACCAGTAAATCTTACTTCACCATTGCTCTCAAATCTAACCCTCTCAGAACCACCTAGGTAAAACCCAAGATCCATGCCACTGGTAAGTTCAATAGATGCGTGAGTATTAGCAGCAGAATAGTTGGCGTTGAAAGATAGGTCTTTACTACTTCTCTTGATGTTAAGACCAGAACCACCAGTATGTTCAATCATTACGGCGTTTGTGGCACCGTTAATATCTAATGCTTGACCACGAATAGATCCCCATCTCTTAGCAGTCGTGCCAATTGCTACATTAGCTGCTGAAGATACAGGAACAAAAGAACCAGAAGTAAATTCTGCTGCCTGATTACCACCAATAACAAACTCCATCGTATTGGCAGTGGTGTTGTAATCAATTCTTCCATTATCATTAAATCTATAAGACTGAGCATAGACATTTTGCCAACGTAATGTATTTGTTCCAAGAGGCTGTGTGACGTTAGCACCAGGCACCACGGCACCAGCAGTAGTTATACGAAGTTTTTCACCTCCCTGAACTTCAAAAATATGAGTTCCAGAGTTTCCAGCACTACCTACAATATCATAATGTACTGTAGAGTTATCGTATGCTCCATCTCTTCCAATTTTTACAAACAAACCTCTTGAGGCATAAGAACCAGATGGATCAGTTCTCAAGTGAATGAGATTTTCAGTTGAAGTAATGGGTGTTGATGATGAGTATACTATATCAAGTTTAGAATCTGGTGTTTCTTCACCGATACCAACTTTATCACCAGTCCAAACTAGATCATTGCCAGCAGTAATCTCTAATTTATTGCTACCCTCAAGTAATCTATCAGTAGGAGTAACACCCAGTCCAATCCACTTAGCTCCATCCCATTTGTATGTGATAGATCCTGCAGTAAAAGTATCATTTGTACTGGGACTAGTTGGGAAATTGATTGCCATTTGATTTTAGATTAGAGATACCCTGATGTATTTATGATGCTACTGGTACACTGATGTTTATAAAAATTTCTGTATTTGTTCCTGTGTTCATGTGTTGTACTTCCAAACCATCATGACCAGCATTGTATATACTTACAAACAATCTAATGTCATTCTGATCACTTCCCGAAGCATTGACAAATGCAGCAGCATTATATGCGTTTGCTGGAGGATTGAAATTAGATAAATCACAAGCACCCACATGGATGATAGCATTAATGGTGCTTTTGATAGGAAATGGTAGATTACCAATATATAATTGATTGTTAGCTGTCATTCCCGATTTGTCTATGTTAGTCAACCTAATAGTATACTGAACCATCGGTCCAATTTTAACATACCATCCTATAGCAGTGGCAACAGTAGCAGAATTACCACCTTGGTCGGGAGCATCTTGTAATGTTGGAGTAAAAGATCCTTGGGATATGAGGTTATCCATAAACGCCATCTCACCAAGGAATTGGTTAAGTGGAATATCCTGTGGTCCTGTTCCGATATTAGTAGCCATTGTTCTAAGAAGAAAGTAGTTGGAGTTGAGCGTTGGTGAGACGCTTGGGGTAATAAGTTAACCTCTGAATATGTCCATTCAGATATGCTTGTGGAGATGGTTTATAATATCCAATTGAAAGATGATCATTAGCTCCAGATACAAGACCAGCAGTGTCAGTTTGAGTTGCTGTTCCATTAAATGATACAGCAAAATCATCTTTTTTAATCGCAAATGCAACTTTCATTTTTGTATTTGCGGCAGTCACTGGATTGCCAGATGCTGTGAAGAAACATACACTAGCATTACTAGTAATTGATGTAGCTACAAGTGTAATTCCATATGCACTATTTCTATCTATCAATCTAAAAGGCGCTTCTGTAGTTCCAGAGTCGGGTGCTACTTGATAAGTATAAAGATTATGAGTTGCAGAAATACCTTCTAAAATACTATGAGATGAAACTATCGTACCCTCAGATTGATTATAAAATTCGTCAAAACTTTCACCATCAATATATGGTGAATCAGCTTGTCTAGTTACTGAATTACCTAAGGTGGGGATGTAGGAGGTTGGGAAAGAACCTTCTTCTAATTGGAATCCCCAAAGTAAAACTGAACCTCCAGAAATACTAGAAGATTCACTATAAGCAGATGCTGTATACAAAAATTGAGTTGTTCCTCCAGAAGATTGAGTATTACCAATAATAATACATCTATACCAACCATCTGGGTATTTTTCTATTTGTAATGTATGACCACCATTACCATTGGTAATGATTGAAGTTTCTCCATCACCTTCTAATTTAAATCCAGCTCTAACAATTGCTCCGCCAAGATTTTGAAAAGACCACACAAAATAATTATTACCACCATCACCCTTTGCCCATATAGACAGAACCATAGAGTTAGCACCAAACGTTATACCTCTGGTTGCTCTCCAATTACTATTACCACTAGATCCGTTATGAGTAATTCTAAATGCTTCTGTTGCTCCATTTGGTGCAGTAGCAGCATTGTATGTAAAAGTTCCATTAGAACCAAATGATGCGGCAGATGATGGTTGCGAATAAGTCAAACTATTAGTCCTACTCTCTTCAATCAACAGTCCCAAACTCTCTAAAGTTACTGGGTCATGGTCAAAGCGTGCTTCATTATTACCAGCAGTTTTAATCAGTCCATCACGACCAACATAAGTGCCAACAGATGCTCTCGTAAATGTAATACGAGGATCTAAAGCACGAGCTCTAGCAAAGTTCAGATTCAACGATGGTTTAATCGTTGGATAATCTGCTGTGACTTCAATAGAAGAAGTAAATACTGGCATTCTAAACTATGCTCCTTGTCATTTGTATTTATTGAGTTAGTGTTTGAAGTTGAGCGTTGGTGAGACGCTTTGGATAGTAAGTGAATTGTTTTATGTGTCCGCTGGTCATACCACCATAATGATAATTTCCAAATCTTACTCTATCAATGAGCGTAGTTATTCCTCCACTATTATCTGTTAATGGAGCACCACCATTAACGACAGAAGAAAAATCATCCAATTTATACGCAAAAGATTGTCTAAATTCTGTGTTAATTGTTACTCCAATATTATGAGTTTTAAATGCTGAAGTTATTCCGCTACTGTTATACCAAGCACCAACATGTCCAGATCCACCGCCACCAGCATTATATCCCATCGCAATAAAACTAGCAGATACGTTTGAAGTGTCTTCAAATGCTACTGCTACTTGGTTAGATGCAGTAAGATCACCAATGTCTGTAGATAATACCAATGTCCCTTCATTCTTGTTATACCAGCTGCTAAAGTTTGTTCCTTCAATAGTTGCGGTGTCTGCGGCACGAGTCGCTGTGCTTCCGCTGGTGGGGATGTAGGAGGTTGGGAAGGAACCCTTTTCTAATTGCATAATTGCAAAGTCAGCATCATCACCAAAACCTCCAGTGATAGAACAATTCATCGAAATGGAAACTGCTTGGGAGAATGTAAATTCAAAAGATACAAATTCTCCATCGGTTGTTGGAGTGTAAGTAAAACTATTAACACCAGAGACAGGAGCATTTAATCCATCAATCCATTTAATAAAAATATTTCCTGTTTGACTACCAGCTCTTATGAATCCAGTAAGATAATACTTATCTCCTGCTGAAACATTATAATTTGCAAAATCACTAGCAAAGTAAAATTGATTTAAGTTGACAGATTTATTATGGATTTCTTTTCCTCTAAAAAAATCTCCAGTTGCTGTTCCACCAACAGTTTCACTATTTTCAAAAAAATTAGTTCGACTCTCTTCAATCAATAGACCTAAGCTCTCACCAGTTGTTGGATCGTGATCAAAGCGTGGTTCATTTACACCAGCAGTTTTGATTAGTCCACTAGCACCAACATAAGTGCCAACAGATGCTCTCGTAAATGTAATACGAGGATCAAGTGCTCTGGCATTAGCAAAATCTAATCTTAGTGATGGTTCAATCGTAGGGTAGTCATCACTAAATTCAAAGTCGGATGTAATTAAAGGCATCAGTTTACCTCCGTAAGGTTAAACTTATACTTCTTACCACTCCTCCTATTGATTAGGAACAGGTCATCTTCACCCTCTTGAATTGTATACTGACCCCAGGTTCCATCTACTTCATTAGCAGCACCCTCGTTAGATAGTTGAAGGTCAGCAGAGTAGATGTTCGCCCAACGCTTAGTTGCTGAACCAAGGTCACTTGA